TCAAAACTAGGCATCTCTAGAAAACACTTTTTTTCTATTTATCTTCGTTTAGATTTTTAGCTTGCTGCTTAAGCATCTTTGATAACTCTGCAGTAGATCCGAAGAACATTGCATTATTAGTCACATTTGTAGGACCCTTTTCATCAGCATCTAAGTCCTTTAACTTCTTCTGAAGATCAAGTAATTTGTCAGTTGCATCAGCAACGTTTTTAATTAACTGTCCGACGACTTCAAACTGTCTTGCTTGTCCACTGTCTTGGGCGAGTTCCAACGCAGTATCCAACGCCTCTTGTCCCTTCTCAATGATGGAATAGAGGTTACCTCTCGTGTATTCATAATCCTTAGTTACATCTTCAGATTCTGAAGGTTTTGTTATCTCCTTCTTCTCCTTCTCTGGTTTTACAATCTCCGCTTCCACGTCAAATGTATCGTTAAGATCCTTAAACTTGTCACTCATACAAATTACCCACTAAATCCAAAGTCATCACCAGCTTCGATTGCTGAATTGTCAGCACTGGTAATTAACATAACACCAGCACCCTCAACGTGCTCAACCGCTGTAGTTCTATACATTCCACGAGTAACTGTTAACTCACCACCATCCTTCTTCTTGACATACATTGTCTCATCATCAACAGTAATATAGGATCTTACTGGAATGTTTTGATCATCATTAATCTTAATCAAGTTACTAGCAGCAGATAAATCTTCTGCCAGGTTTGTAATAACATTTCCGTTGTATGCTTTTGTAGCAACAGGAGTTGTATATGTAATAGACCTTCTTGCTTCTGGACTTGGATCTCCAGCACCCAATCCAACAGAGACTCTGGAGATGATGTCCTTGCTGCTGTCTGGTACAGGACCAAACAGGAAAGTTTTAGCAGTAAACTTCAGAGTATATAACAATACTCTTCTAGATGTGTAATCTCCTTCATAATTGTCCTCGAAGGATACACTCTCTAATGTAATTGGAATATCTCTTTTTTCACCAATAGATTCAATCAGGTCAATTGTAAGATTGAAGTTTGGTTGGAAGTATGGTAAGATTTGCTCTACAATTTGCAAAGCATCGTCATTTAAAAGTGTCATAATGTTCAACTCAAATGCCATATTGTATGGCACAGGGAAGAACATTTTTTTAATATCTGTTTTATCTGTTCTGGGTGCTACGGCGTATGCTTGTGTAGTTGCTAATTTGCGACTATTATCATAAGATACTCCAGTGAACTCAAATGACATTCTTGGGAGACTAATCTGAATAGGTTTGTTCAGATTAGGTTGCTGCTCAAGTCTCGCTAAGAATTTTTGAGTTGGTCCATATGCAAGAGGGACTTCGATAATTTCATTACCATCCCTATTGATTTCAATGCCATTGAACAAAGTTCCAAACGCAATCACCGTCTTCCTAAAAATCTGGTGATAAAAATGATCAAACATGGTCTATCTCCTATGGGCTGCCAAATGGGTTAGATTCACTAAAGTCAAGAATCGCGTCTGCTTCCTGCTCAATGGTGACGTTCTGTGCGTAACCATTTTCGGGAACGTTAAATTTATTTAGGTCAATATTTGCGTAAGCAGCACCACTCGCTTGACCTATAATAGACTCTCCACTCTGGAACTCACCAACAATATCTTTCAATTTAAGGACCTGAGTTACAGCATTCCAAGAATTGACCCGTGCAGTTGCACTACTTGCAGAACCAACCACATCTTCATTCGTTAGATATGTACCGTAACCAACTGTATTTTGTGGTCCAGCAATTCTAATTTCTGGTACTCCTTCATAATATCCACCAGCATCTTCGATTACCAGTTCTGTGATTGTTCCAAGACCAGAGAGTCTTGCCGTAATCTTTGCATCAATAGTGGTACTCGCAATACCAGGTGCGACAACAGTTACTGTTGGAATGCCAATGTAACCACTACCACCACTTGTTATGGTTATAATTCCAACTACCCTATCTGCAATTTGAGCAGTTGCATATGCACCAGATCCCTCACCACCATGGAATGTAACTCTTGGGGCAGCAGTGTATCCCATTCCAGGATCTGCAAGAGTAACTTTTTGCACTCTAAGATTATCTGGACTTGCATCACAAAGATCTATAATACCACCAATCATTGAAGCAATACCAACTGCAGTTATACCACCAGATGGAGCAGAACTGATTGCAACTCTTGGAGTACTTGTATATCCATGTCCTCTTCTGTTTACAATAACTCTTCTTACAGCACCATCTCTGAGAGATGTAATTGCAGTTGCGGTAGATCCAATACCAACCATATTGAAGGTTTGAATGTAACCCGCATCTTGAGTATTGTCATCAATTTCAGAGATTCCAGTATCGATCTCCTCGTCATTGTATGCGAAGAGTTCTAATCTCAGTTCATAAACATAATTCTTTTGTAATTGCCAGAATGGTTTTTCGTGCTCAACGTATTTAATCTCAAATAGTCTATCACCAAGGGGGAAGTATATTAAATCCCCTTCTTTGGGTCTAGATGTTAATTTTGTTTTATCTACTACTGCTGCTTGTTGTTGAACAACGGACTCATATCTCTCTTTAGATATTACAATAGTTAAATCATCAACTTCTTGAACACCAAACTTTGACAGTAAAGTTCCTGCTCCACTGAACCCATCATAAGTGTCTACATATGCTTCAAGAGGAATTGCCGCAGTAAACTCAGACCGCGACACCTCCTCCATGACAGTTTTTTCATTTTGAAATATTCTAGGAAGATAATAAACTTCCACTCCGAACATCTTAAGTTGCTCGTTTACCAAATCCTGGACTAAATTTTGTTCTCCAGAAGAACCATGGAGAAAGAATGGATTTAACGCCATATTATTAACCGATCATGTCTAATGGTGGAAGTTCGTATGTAGAAGACATTTTGTCCATCAAAGCATTCAACTCACTCACACCATCGTCGTAAATTTGTCTGCCATTTAATTCTGTTCCACCAGGAAGTCTTACTCCTTGGAATTTAATTAAGTTCTGACCCCACTGCTTCTTGAGAGCAGCAGTAGTATACTTCTTGAGGAAAGAATCATTCCACACTCCAGGAGAATCATTTGGATCAAGAAGTCTATAACAATCAATGACTAAGATATCTCCAGGATCAAGGGACGACCAGTCCATGTCCATGTAAAGTCTATCTTGTCTTTGATTAAATCGTATTTGTTTTTGTGTTGTAAGTAAAAAGTCAATATCAGACAATTGTCTCTTAACCATAGAATATGTTAAGAGTTCAAGAGAACTAAAATGATAAAGATCATTCAAGAACAACTGATACTTAATATTAAACATTCCACTGGAGAGACTGCTAGATCCCTCAAAATGGAATACTTTAGTAATACCAATAATCTGAGGTGGGACAGGAATAAAATTCTCAGTCTCATAGAAGTTGAATGTAGTTGGTGTTCCTCCTACATTTCCAGTTGCTTGAGTTGATGCAATACCAACTCCACCTACCTGTGCTCTTGCTCTATCAATATCTGCTTGAGTTACTTCATACTTCAAAAACGTTTGAACAACGCCATCAAAATGTCTCTCATAAAAGAATTGTAGAGAATCATCGATGATATCATCGATTTGTTCATCAGCAACATTGATCTCCAGCACAGGAGCACCTAGTTGCCTCTTTGCGTAGTCAATCAGTCCTTGTCTGCTTGCTGGAGTTGCCATTTACTTGTCCTTGTTTATTAATTGAATTAAGAGATCCTTGATTTCACTGACATCATTTTCTAATTTATCAAGTCTCTCTTTTTCCTTACTCTTCGCTCTCTTAAGATTTTTATATGTGTCATAACCTTTCTGGTCTCGATTCACAATCGCGTTTGAGTGTGAATCTCTGACCAGAAAACTATGACCCTCAACTTTAAGATACCTATTGTCCATATTATGCAAGTGCGATAACTCTGAGGTCTCTGATTCTTGGTGGATATGCCTGATTTGTAGAGGTTCCTACAAGTTTAATACTAAAGTATTTAAACTCTGGCAAATTATCAATACTGAATTCATAATCTTTGTAAATCAGATTTTGACTCTCAGATGCAAGTACATCTGTCTTAGGAACTCTCTTGTTGGGGAGACCACTACTATTAGCAAAATCAAGGATGTTTCCATTTATATCCAGATTATCATATCCAGGGAATGGATAGTAAAGTGGTTCAACTTCTGGAGAGTTACTGATAGAATAGAACGCTCTAATGTCATTGTAACTATTGACATAACCTGCAAGAAGAACCTTGATAGAAGTTCCTGGATTCTCCAGTTCTACTGGTTTATTTGCGTAGATAAACGCAGTTGGATCTTCATTAAGGGATGCAGTTCTAGAGTCATTCTTATAATCCGTAATTGGAGCATTTACTCTATTGGAGATAAGAACCATACCAACTCGGTCAAGGTCAATAACTGGAGATACATTGCTATTTGCTGTAGACAATGTAAACGTCAGTTCCATGGACTTATTGCCAGGGAGATTATTAAGTTGTGCGAGTTCGTTAACTCTAGAAGCAATCATTCTAGGTTCGGTCAGATAAGTATCCTCATCAAGATTGATTGTGGTTTTTTGAGTTTCTTCAAATGAGATTTCGCTACCATCAACACTAGTTGCAGTAATTCCTTTAAGTTCTGCAGAAATTGCTGTTCCTGGCAGAGTCATTGTTTGAACAATAGGTCTAACTGCTTCATATTGAATGTTCTGTGTAGCGAACATCATGTCACCACCACTAGATTTGGCATTATTAATATAGAGTTTGGGAAGTCCCGAACCACTATTTCTATTAACACCATTGATAGCAGTATTAATTCTAATGTAGTAAGAATCAAGAGTAATTGGTCTGTTTACAAGAGCATCTTGAAGAGTATGATCAGTATTGATTCTTCTCAAAGAGATGCCATTGTTCTCATATTTTTGAATAGAAGTCTTCAGTGGATATGTGAAGGTTCTTGTATTATCAACACCTCTGGTGATTCCAGTCAGTTGTCCTGCTGCAACGCCAGTGTAAGATATAATTTCATCATCAAGAATTACATAACCAGGGTTAGTAGATGCAACGGATACATTCTCAAATGTTTCAAAACCAACAGTACTTGCAATACTAATCGATCCAGAATCTGAGTTTGTATACTCAGCGGTAAGAGTTGTTGCCTTAAGATCACCCTTAACACCTTTAATATTTACGGTATTCAGGGTAGAGTGCATACCATGGTTCTTATGATTAACCTTGATGTGTAATCCATCTTCTGCAAGAGTTGCAAGTTCAAAATCACTGACTTGAATATCACCACCAGCAACAGCAACCATTGTTGTGATTCCTGTGCTTGGACTAATGTATTGAAGTGGTTTAGCAACGTTGGTTTCAAATTCACCTTGAACATTATCAATGATCAGTTCATTGATGCCAGTTACATTACCAAGAGACAGTTGAAGATTTCTTCCTAACTGATCATTACCGAAGCTACCAACTGAGAATACATCACCGACTTGATAACCAGATCCACCAGCATTGATAGTCGCAGCAATAGCAACACCATTTGTAGCACCCAGAGCGCCAATTGTGATGTCAGCAGTAGCATTTCTACCATTACCACTAAATGTAATCAGAGGTACGTTAGTGAAGGTGAATTGATTTCCATCAGATGGAGTGTAACCAATACCAGCATTAACAATTGTCAGAGCGCCTGTGGCAGATCCACCAGCACCAACATAGTCACCACTTACATTTGCATCCTTTTGAACAATAGTGTTACCGATTACAAAGTTTGAGGTATCAATGATATCATTAGCGGTAACGATTACACGCTTAGATTCAAATTCAAGAGCATCCTTAGTAAGGTTTGCAATTTGCTGATTACCTCTAGCAAGTTCGGGGTTAAAGAAGGAGATAGTAGCACTTTCTTCAAATCCTGCAGTATAGAGATTCATCTTGAGATCTTCATACTGAGAAGCATTCCAAGTAGAACCGTTCTGAGATTTGAACAGAGAACCAAGGTGTGGTTGTGCAGACACAAGAACTTGTCTAGATTCTGCTTGCAGAAGTGTACTTACGTCTACTTCACCCATTCTGGAAATCCAGACGGTATACTCATTGGAATCAGAGAGAAGAACAACACAATGCTCTGTATTACCATTCAGATAAACTGGTGCTGGGAATACGACAGTTGTAGGAATTGTTGCATCAAAAGATTCTTCAATGTCGTCAGATTCAAGAATTACTTCACCAAATGGGTAAACTTCATTAGAAGGATATCCATTGACCATTGGTCTCAATTGTACTGTGACAGGTAGAAGTGGGTCCTTCGTTCTGAAGAATACTTCAACCTCAGTTACAAATGCTCCTGGATCATCAACAATCGAGAATGATTGCGCCAAGGGGTCTTTACCTCTTCTACGCGGTGGTCTCGGTGGACGTGGCGGACGAGGTGGACGAGGGGGTCTTGGGGGTCTTGGAGGACGTGGTGGTGGCGCAGGACGTGGCCTTGGAGGATTAGGTCTCGGTGCCGAAGGTCTTGGCCTTGGTGGTGGCGGCGGTGGTGGTGGCGGCGGAGGAGGTGGTGGCAAGACTCTAACACTAGTCTGAGTACTGTTAGTTACTGCGGTTGTCACCTGTACATCAGTTGCAGGTCTCGACTCAGATGCTGTTGTTCTTTCAAATCGTGGTTTTCTGGTAGATCTAATAGTCTCTTGAACATTATTAAGAGTACCCGAAGCAAAGTATGCTTCTTCTCCACTCGTGACAGTAAGACCACCAAGATTACTATTAACAGAACTGCTGGTAAGTCTGAATACCTTTGTGCCTACTTCAAAGGTTGGATTTGTTGGATTATTTGGATTTGGAATAAAGAACGTACCAATTACCGTTCCAATTCTATCAGTTACTAATTTAACATCAATAACTTCTGCTTCACCATTAGCACCTCTAAGGCGCATACCAGTTCTAACCCAACCAGTATAAAGTGACTGATTGCTCTCAGAGAGAGTTCTGGTATCTACATTAAGAATGATGGAAGAACTTGAATAGCTCTCTGGAATTGTGTAGTTCTCGTCATATGGACTGAGTGTATATACATCAGTGGGTGCATTAATTGGTCCATACTTGTGGTTGGACTGAGCAACTCTAAATGAAATTGCTGGAGTACTATTTCCAACAGTGGGAGTTGCGCTGGTTGGCATTGTGCCAGTTACAGTCTCACCAACAGAGAATGATCCACTAATCATTCTAATTTCAAGTAGTTTTGGAACAACGAAGTTGTTTACATTAGTACCATCAAAGAATCCATAAACTCTGGTTCTTGGTTTAAACTTTCTACCAGTAAATTCAATATTACGTGATCTCATAAATGCGATCACATCAGAACTTACAACTCTGTCACCTTCATTGATGACTTCAGTCTGTTCAGAAACTCTGAGTCTATCACCACTTCTATTTTCTGTACCAGTTCTAGTAGTGGTTGTAGTAGTTGTTGTTCTGAAGCTATTGGTAGTGGTAATTGTTCTGCCACTTTGAGACTGTCTGCTGCCTGTTTGAACCGTGCTGCTTGTGGATGTAGAAGAAGATCCAGTCCACGTTGCTGCCCAAGCACCCCAACGTACAGGTCCAAGACCTGTTTGTGCATCATAACCAGCAAACTCAAGCTGTAATCTGGTTTGGGTGTAATCATCTACATTGATTCTCTGTGGTGCCAATCTTACCTGGTCAATCCAGATATCTGAGGTTGGGAAGAGTTCAATATTACCAGCGTAAGTTGTAACCAGATATGGAGTTACGTTCTCAACTCTTGTTGCGAATGGGTTCTGAATTTCAAGACTATCAACATAGTTAATAGTAACTACCTGACCAGTTCTTCTATAGTTAGAACCAACAATGTCAGTTACAAATGCAGGACTTACATTTGGATTTGCTGTGGTTCCAATGCCAATTAGAGATCTGGAACCGATTAACATATCAACTTCAGTTGTGAAGTGAGAAGGTCTCAATTCAGTATTAACTGGGTCAATAGAGTTGGTAATACTACCAGCTTTGAGTTGATTCCTAGTAGTTGTAAAGTTATCAACAAAAATACCAGACTTGAATCTAGTCAGACCACTTTCATCTGGAATGATTAATGCCTCAGTCTTTGCTTCAAGCAGAGACAGTGCAGTATAATACTCAAGATTTTTAATTCTATCTTCCAGAAGTGCAATGTCTTGCATTCTGTATCTCTTATGAGACTTCAGAGAAATACTGACATTCTCTGCATTACAGATATATGGTGGAAGTTCTATTGTTGCTACTTCCAGAGCATTTTCAATTGGAAGTGGGGGAAGAGGAGACTCACTAGGAACACCCTTCAGCAGTTGGAATCCTCCGTCTGGATTAAAGTACAGTTTATCAATTCTAGGAAGATAGTGACTGTAAGTTATAAGAATAGACTCGTCAGATGCAAGAATATTCTTGGCAGAGTTTGTTCCGTCTTCAAAGGATCTTGAATTGAACTCAAAAGGAGATACAGAACTCGAATTAGAATCAAACTGTCTTACTCTTGGTCTAATATCAATAACGTCAGTTAATCTTGTATCATCTTTGAGAATTGGAAGATCACAATAATCAAATTGATCATAAGAAGATACTGTTGTCAGATCTCCCTCAGTAGAATCTGTATATTCTGCAGATTCAAAAATAATTCTTAGTTGTCTTCTTGGTGCCTTAGCATTGGGTTTTCTAATCAGTCTAGAGTAATCTACAATAGTTTCTCTATGACCAGAATCTAAGGTAAAGCGATTAAGGATGTTCTCATCACCCTCATCAAAGTCATTAATTGTACCAGTGATTCCTGTGGTCTCTGTGAGAACAGATTCTCCAATTTCAAAACGCAAGTCATTCAGATATACAATGCTTGCTGAAGCGGAATTTGGTCTTTCAATAAAAAGACCAATAGCACCACTAGTTTGACCAACAATCTCTTCACCAATAACAAAGTCTTCAGTTTTACCTGTTGGACCATTCAAATTAAACAGAGAAATTGATGGGAGATTTGCAACTCCTGTATCATTTGCTTCAAATACAGCATAAACTTTGATTACGTCTGGTTCAAGAAGACAAACTTCTCTGTCTTGAACTCTAAGACCATAACCATAAGAACCATAAGTAAGTCCATCATTTAATGTGGTCGATCCAATACCAGATGAAGAAAGTTTAGACTTATTAACAATAATAGAATTTGTTTTGATCGAGTTTTTGACTTTATTAGTTACATTATTCTTACTTAAAGTCGCAATTAAACGTCCAGAACCAGTAACATCAAGACCAAAGATTCTTAACTCTCTTCCACCATTTGTGTATCTGAATTTATCAGCAGTTAAGATTTCAAATCCACCTTGACTATTGATAAGGACGTAACGCTCTTCATCATAGGGGAGGAAGGTCTCATTCTCTCCTGCTTGAATTGTATTAGTTGCGTTAGCAGTAATTGTTACGTTAAACTCTCTCTTAATAGAGATTGTTGATTTTGTAAGGTCTACTGAAGAGACGAACGATTTTGGCAGAGGAGTGTATAAAGTGTTGTCGGTTGAAGATTGGAATCGTGAACCGAGGACCTTAAAGTCGGAGGGAGTAATGCTTGAGGTTGGCAGACCGCCGTCATTAATAAGTGATACTGTAGTAATGCCAGAAATGATAATATTGTTAGAATCAGTAATACTGTCAACTTTCGCATAAGTCTTAACCGATGTACTTCCAAGAAGACTGTTGGTAAATGATACCAGATCTCCAATTTTTACAACACCAGTGAACAGTTGCTCAGAAGATGTTACTGTAGAGATTCCTGGTGCAGATCCAGACTTAGGAGAAATGGTGATTCCACTAAATTCTGCTTTGGCATACTGCTTAACATCACTATTAAAGGTCTGTCCAGCACCAACGCTACTATACAGAGACTTTACATCAGCAACACTGTATTCTGTAACTGCTGTTGAGATTCTTCCATCATCAACACCATTAAATACCAACTTTTCTCCTTTAAGGAAAGAACCCTTGGTTCCATAAGCGGTTACAATACCAGTAGTGGTGTTAAAGCGTAAGTGTGCTGTTGCACCACTAGACTTGCCTTCAATATAAGTAGGTACATTCAGTGTAGTTGACTGGTTAATACTAATCTCAGTATATGGTTGAATATCATACAGAGTAATATCCCACTCATTAATATCAGATGCTACACTAGAATACGATCCAGATTCTAATGCATGGTCATATACGCGGGCAAGACCAATCTCTTTACCAGCAGGCGTTGTGCTGGTGACACCAATTCTAGAATCTCTAAGACTAATAGTTGAAGAAGTGCTGAATCCAATTCTAGGAGCACCGAAAGTTCTATTCAGTGTTAAAGTTGGACCAGTAAAATAATTAACTGCTTGGTCCTTTAATGTTTTGACAGTTCTGGTCTTTTCAAAATCCAGATAATGAACTGTTCCAGAATCTACTTCAAAACCACGAATAAATGCTTTACCTGGAGAGATCTTATATGTACCAAGATCATCGCTAGGAATATTATTGTTGTATGTTAATTGCTCTTTTGTAAAGATACCATTATTGCCTTTACGATCATCAAGAGATTCTCTAGCATGAATAGAGAATGGTTTTACATAAAAGTCACCAGACTGATCGTAAGTTCTTCTTGCCAGCTCTTCTGCTAACTCATTATATTGTGTTCTATCTTGAATATGCTGTAAACTACCATCTCTGATGAGCATCAACTGAACAAAGTTTTCACTTTTATCAGACTCTAATGGTTTTTTAGAGAGTACAGCACTAATTTTTAATCTGTCCGCACCAGGTGCAGCATAATTATTGAATCCCTTTGCATTGTCAGTAAGGGTATTATCTTGACCAGAAGAAATAACCTCTTCAAAAATCTCAAGACCAACTCTATAGGATGGGTCAGATTTATGTGCATCGAGAACAAGAGTCTGTCCAGGAACCTTTACAAAAGTTCCGCGCAGAAAGTATACACCTTCTGTTAAAAATACTGCAGAACCAATAGATGTTGAGTTGATTGGTGCAGTATTTGCAAATCCCTGACCACTCTGAAAGTTTACTACAGGAGTCGAAAGATTATCTTCTAAAAGAAGAGTCTCGTCATCATCAAAAGTATCCTTACCTTCATTACCAGCACCAACATAACTTACAAAGAAGGTATAATATCCACGTTCAGACGCTGCTGTTCCTTCATAAAAAACAATTTTTGCAAGTACATTAGAGCTTTGTCCTCTAATATAGACGTTGACTAGTTCATCAGCATAACTTTCAATAGGAATGCCAAGATACTCTGGTTCAACTTCAACTGCAAATAACGTATTATTATAGTTAACTTGTCCAGGTATGACAATGGAACCCTCTTTAAACAAGTGGGTTCCGATTTGTTCAACTTGATCCTGAAGAACGGCTTGGAGTGACGTTAACTCTCTTGCTTGAACTGGTAGACCTGGCTTGAATAATACTCGGTAGTAATTCTTCGCTGGATCAAAGTCGTCAAAATAAGGAGATACGTTGAGATTAGTTTCTTGTGGCATAATCCTTTAGAATTGCAAAATAACTTTGATATCTTCTCTTTGGTTTACTGACCTAGTAATCGAGGGTCTATTGTCTACGTAAAGTATGGTTCCAGAGTATTTTTCAACTTCTGGACTTGCTACACCCTTAATATAAGTCTGTCCCAGGTAGTATGTCTTATTATTTATGACGGTACTAATACCTGGATTGGTATCAGTTCCGAACCCTTCATCAATAAACAATTCCTTACTTCCACCTACAATTTTTAAAGAACCTCCAGTTTGAAGGGTGGATGTAAAATTGTTTTGAGAGAATCCATACTCTGGATTACTTCTCTGAGTGCCATCAGTGTTAAATCCAACAAGAGATCTGTCTTGCCAATATCTTAAAACACCTGTTTGTGCGTTATACGAGATAACTCTACCTACAGCAGTAACACCTGTTCCTACAGTTTGGGTGATAACAGTATTTGGTTCAAATGTAGTTGTTTTAAAGTCATCTTGATTTGGTGCTTGACCTTTTAATACCAATCCATAAAGACCACTTGCTCTATCATCAGTCAAAATTGTATTGGATTGGAATCCTTTCGGATTTTCTACAATACCAATTCTTGCAACAGATGCTCCAGTAACAAAGTCTGGATTTTGCTCATCATTCTCAATTCTGGAGTAAATCAGAACGTTAGTGGATCCAAGTTCCGAATAAACGTCAGATCCATGACCACCTGGGGGTGGAATAATAACATCAAAAGTTGGTGTTGTTGATCCAGTAGGAACATTACCTCCAACTAAGTCAACACTTCCGTAAGTGTATCCACTACCACCATTAGATACGGTAATTGACTCTACTTTTGAGTCATTGTTAACAACAATCGTACACTCTGCACCAGTTCCATCTCCTCTAATGGGAACTCTAGAGTATGTGATATTTGGAGGTCCAACAAGGAATCCTCTGTTTGTAATAGTAACAGTCTTTAACTGTCCACTAGTAATTGCATTATTTCTAACTGTTTGATAGACTGCATTAGTCTCCCAATCAACAGGGAGTGGAATAAAGTTCAAAGAGTCAAATTTAATAACGTCACTAGGACTAATTGTATAAAGATACTTCCAAATATAACCATCACCACTAGTACCTGCAGCTCTTGGTTCTAGGTCAGTAAAGAGAGGTTCGTCCAGAGAAGGTCTACCATTTGGGTTCTCTGGGTCAATGCCATTGTTAAGACAGATATAAACACGGAACTCACTGTTTACAACATAATAGTTGGACGCATACAAACTTGTTTTGTTTGATGGTCTAGATAAGTTATTGCGATTTACATCATGACGATACATGTCATAGATGGTTGCAGATGCCCATCCAATCTTTCTAACAACTGGTCGAATATCATCAGCAGATATCTTCTTGAGAGCGAGCATCGTATCGTAGTACGTATTCGCATCATCAAAACAGTCTCTTGGAGAGGGTGGGGAGGTATCCCACGACGCCGATACTTCAGAGGCATTAGGGAGACCAATGAACGTGTAATACGATCTATTAGCGTCCCTAATTTTCTCAATAAAGTTCCTAGCGTTGTTTACTCTCAATAAGTCAGTTATAATTGCTGCCATTTGTTGAAAGAACTTTTTCTATGATCTATTTATTAGGAAATATAACCAAGATATTTCAGTGGATTTTTGCGTCTTAATATTGGATTAGTTCCAATACCAGCTTGTAATCCATTATGATCTGCCGTCCAATTTTTAGGACCAATTCTTACTGGAAGACCAACTTTACCCCATGTGTAGTATCCATAGAGTGCTGTCGTAGCAACACCTACCACATTATTTGATCCAGCACTTTGTAAAGCAACAACAACAGAAGTTACTGTTGTTCCGAATCCGACAGTGGTTCCGAGTCCATTCAGACCCGCAGGAATTACGGATTGTTTTGTATAGTAATCAATACATTCATAAGTCATATCTCCATGAAGTGTGGAGATGCCAATTACAGACCCATCGGCACTGAGAGAAGTTTGAGCAGCACTTACAAAGTTAGTTTCGGTTAAATTGAACAAGTCTCCTGTAGTGATTCCTGGTAGAGTAAGATTAATTCCACTTCTAAGATCAGAATCCATTGGGATGTATAGATCAAAGACCACACCGATACTCGTTCCAGCACCAATTGCAGTAGTACCAACACCAACCACTAATCCATAATCACCCTCGTATGTAACAAATCTGGATTCTTCAACTCCTCTCTTTGGTGGTGCAATGAGAACAGATGGTGGTTCAATAGCAGCAACAGTGAACTTAATTGGAGCAGCGAGTGCCCACTTTCTTGACGTTGTTGCAAGACCTACATTATCAAAGGTATCAACAAACAATCTATCTCCAACTTGATAATTTGCTCCACCTTCAAGGACATTAATTGATGCCACAGAGAAGTTAAGATCGCTGATCTCAATATCAGCAATCGCTCCAACACCAATTCCAGTTTCACTCTTCAATCTTGCTCCTCTGAATACATTATTTGGAGCACTAATTGGTGGGAATCCTGTACCTTGAGAATATACTGTCATAGAGGACATAGGTCCATAGAAGTAATTCGTTCCACCAGCACTAACTGTTGCAGAAGTTACAGTTCCTCCAGCACCAATAGTAACACCACCAATTGCCTGTGTTCCATCACCATATGGTTTAGCAATCGTCACTTCAGGGGCAGTGGTATATCCATATCCAATATTTGTAACCAAGAGATTGACAATAGTTCCACCAGTTCCAACTACAGCAGATGCAGTTGCACCTTCTAGTCTATCTTGAGAAATAATTTCAATCTCTGCTCTATCATTTGCAGAAATTCCCTCAAAGGGGTTATCAAATAGTGGTCTAACATCATAGACATATACTGAACTATCTGCTACACCAACATTACTAATAATATTTGTGTTTGGATTGATTACTGGTTCATAATAAACTCTATCCTTACCAATAAAAACATTATCAATAATTTTATCTACTTTTTGCTTAGACCAGGAAAGAGGTCTTTCAAAAAGTTCATTTAAAGTCACACCTTGACCAGCGTAGTTATTAGTAATAACTTTATCTGCCGCCTTAATATCCATTACAAGTCTAGGATCTTGAATGAATGTAGTGTCTTGGTTGCTGTAGAGTTGAATCTCATCACCAACCTCAACAGTTGGAAGAACGTCTACAGTACGAACGTCAATAGATTCTGTACCAGTATACATGAAGATCTTTGCTCTATCACCTTCAGTGGTGAATCCAGCAACACCACCCTTAGGTGCTTCTGTAAATCTGATGGTGCTACCACCAGTGAACTGATAACCTTCTCCAGGTGTTTGCAGGATGTCATTGACAAATACCAACAGGTTGGACTGAAGATTAATACCAGAGTTTGCTTTTGCGAAGAACGAGATACTCTCACCATTAACAGATAGTGGGAATAGTCTTCTAGCACCATTGAAGAATTGTTCAATTTCGTCAAGAACAATAAATTCACCAACGTTCCATCCAGAGAACTTAGATTGGAATACGCGATCAATGGTCAATTCAAATTGACTGTAGGAACCAACACCAACAAATGTGTGTGGATATCTAAGACCTACAGGAGATGGTCCAGCAAATACAGTGATACTATCAGCAGTATATGAGGTAATACCTACAGACTTACCATAGATATTTGTATCTTTGTTTGGTCTTGGATATGCCTCAATAGTGCTGTAACCATCAAGTGAACACTTGAACAGCAGAGATTCGTTTGCAAGTCTGATTGTATTTGCCGTTGTTAAATTGTGTGGTCCAATGGTAAGAACTGAGAATCCAGTGTCTGGATCATATGTTGCATCAGTAACAGGATACTTAACTAAAGTACTGATACCAACAAACAGTGAAATTGTGTCGGTTGTGGTTGCAGTAATTGCAGTATCAATACCAGCAATTGGATCAGTTGGTTTTGGATAGTAAAGGACAGATTGATATCCATCACTACCACAGCTAAATGCCATGCTACTTGTACCGATACTAATAGTATTTGAAGTGTTAAACGTATGTCCTGGGATGGTAAGAGTCAGTATACCTGTAGATCCAGAGTATGTTCCAGCAGTTATCTCTTCTGGATTGGTTGTACCAATACCTGTTATAACTACTTGACTTTCGTCCGCACTTATAAGAGTATGTGGATAATCACCACCAGCTACAACTGGAAGAATTGCATTAGAGGTCTTCGCTGCGAAGGTTTGAATGCCAGTGGTTCCACCAATAGCAACTGTTAATTTCTCTCCAGATCCATAACCATATCCAAAGTTGTTAACTTCAAAGTTGAGCATTGTGCTATCTAAACTTGGAGCAAGGTCAACAGTTGCTCCAGTTCCAAATCCAGTATTGCCTTCAGCATAAATCAGAGGTACGTTGAAGTATGGTAATGGTTGATCAATTACCACATCAAGAGGCATTCTTACCTCTCCACATCTCTTATATACATGAGTGTATGGAGATGGACCAGAGTTTATGATGAAGGAGAACTCATCAATTACCTTAACAATAGACGTGCCATTAGTTGCAGGGTCTTGTCCTGATGGGGAGTTATTAATTGGTCTAGGAGCAAGAATAATCTCCTCAACAATACCACCAGAAGTATAGAAAGATTCAGCAGTACTTACACCAACATTGATTTCAAATTCATCAATGCTATTAATTCTAGTAACTTGTGTTCCACAGTATGTTGGATCACTTACTCTTGGGTGAGTAAGAATTCCAACACCACCATCATAAGAGCAAGTAAATGCTAAACCAGTAAGTGCAACATCAGTGCCAACCTTGAGTTTATGACCAAAGGTGAGGGATCCTCCACTAACATAGTTGTGTGGAATGGTAGATATTCCAGCGTTAAATGTTAGTTGGTTCCAGTTTGGTGCAGAAGATACAATAAAGGTATCACCAAGTGGAGAGTTCTGTGCATTTCCTGGGAATATATTTGTTGTAATACCAACTTGAACAACACCACCAGAGACGTAAGTATGAGAGATTGTAGATGGTCCAACATTAACTGTAAATGAAGTTGTTGTACCAACTGCTTGAACTCTGAAGAAGTATCCTTGAGATCCATCAGGGAACTTAGTCGTTGTAAGACCTGCAGTTACTTGTCCAGCATCGTTCTCAACATAGGTATGAGGAATAGTGGATATACCAACATTTAATTCAAATTGATCAGATGCAATTACGTTAGTGACTGTGAATGTATTACCTTGTGTTCCATCTGGGAAGATCGTAGTTGTAATACCAGATCCTCCTGGGCAAGAGAACTCAAGGTTATCGAGTCTAATATCACTACCGATTCCTATAACGCCAGTAATAGGATCAGAAGTAGTAATTGTAGACAGGCCAGTAACATTGTCATACTGGAACTGCGTAATAGTAAATGTTTGTCCATAACCCGTTGCTCCTCCAACGTCACAACTAAAGATAAGTTCTCTCATCTTAAAGTCATCACCACCGCTGAGTCCATGATCAGCATCTGTGATAATCTCAGCAATACCGTTAACATTGTTGTAATTAAATCCAACAACACCAATAGTATTGCCATATCCAACACAAGAAAGTGCCAGTCCAGCAAGACTAAAACTTCTTCCAATTGCAGTCATTGGAACAATCTTCATTGGTTCCAATGTCGTTACTGTCGCAAGACCAGTAGTATTATCGTAAGTAAAGTCAGTTACTGTAAATGTTGACACTCCAGTAGTAACTGTCATAATACCAGTTGTAGTGTCATACAGGGCGTTTGTAACGTCCACTGGTGGGTAATAATCACATGTAAACGCTGCACCAACAATCTGAACTTCACTTCCCAACTGTAAGTTATGAGGTGTGGCAGTTGTAACAGTTGTTACACCTGTAATAGAACTATATCCAATATTAGATATTTCTCTAGGAGCATAGAATACCTTAGAGTTAGTAATCGCAACACCAACAACATGACCATCTACAACAGTAGCAACACCAACTGCAGTGATATTTGCGGGACCATAACTTGCTGTTTGAATACCAACAGATACAGTTTGTAGACCAGATCTATATCCAGATCCAGTATTACCGATTGAGATGCTAGTAATTGTTCCTGCTGCAGAAACAAGAGCAGTTGCGCCTGCACCAACTAAAGGTTGGAATCCATAACCTTCTTTTGATTGAACACTAACAATAACTCCACCTCTAGGAACTTTATTGACATTAATATCATTGTGATTTGATGGGTCAGTAACTTCACCATTAAAACCAAGTTGTAGTGCTCCACCACCTGCTTCTAACTTATAATCACCCTCAATGTTTGTAAGAACGTTACCAAGTCTTTGAGGACCCTGGAATATATCATCAATCAAGATGATAGTATTCTCTGCAGTAACATTATCAATATCTGCTCCCTTATACTTCAGAGTAAATGATGTATTGATGCCATTGAATTGATCAGAAATATCATCGTAAATGAAGTTATTGTCATATGCTGGTAAGAAGCTCGTGGTAAATGCCTGGTTAAGTGCAGATCTCAGGAAGATACGACCACTAAATCTGGAACTTGTTGTTAAACCAGTGTAATCAGCATCACCAGCATCTTGTGCTGTAGTACCTAAACCAACAGGAAGATTGCCCCATGGACCTTCAATAAAGTGAAGAGTATTGCGAACAACAGCATAATTACCAGACTGCTTTGTTAATACGTCAGAAGAACTATGGGATGCTTCAGTAGATCCCATCCACCCTCTTCTAACTGTTAAAGTATTATTTGTACTATCGGATGCAGCAATGAGCATTACCTCATCATTAACTCTAAGGATGTCTCCTCCAAAGACAGAAGTAATTCCTACAACGTCGATAACGGTACTTCCAATACCAACATTTGCAGTCAATGCAGTCGTTACTGCAGTTCCAACCATTGGTGATTGAATTGTTCCATTAACAGTGATGAGGAGTCTATTATTAGGTTCAATTGCTCTAAAAATGTGCGTAGAACCAATACCAACTCCAGTTAATCCAACACCAATAGGATTAAACAGAAGTGCATTAGTTGCAGAAGTTGCGACTCTAACCTTCTGATTATCCTGTTTAATGACATAGAATTGAGATGGAAGTAATGTTGTTGTTCCAATACCAACACCAAAGTCAGTCTCTTGAATCTGAATAGAATTTGCTTTATTGTTACCTGGTGGAACGTACTCAATAAGTTCACCGCTGACAAAATAGTGATTGGTAACATTAACTGTACCTTCACCAATACCAATGTTGGCAATATCACTTCCATCAAATTCAATTTCAAAAATAGGTTTGGTATCTGTAAATAATTCAAATCCTCTCTGAACTCCATCAAATTGATCACTGAAGTCATCAATGGTAAGAACTCTATTACCAATGAATTCTTGATATTTTGCAAGGAATGGTAAGTTAAATAGGACTTCGTTTGATACTAATGTTCCACTAACGTCAATACTCTTTTCTCTAGCAATATCGAAGTCTTTTACTGTATTGAGATCAACAATGTTTGTAAGATCTGAAATAGCAGTAACAGTATTAAGGTCTTGTGCTGTTTGGATACCAGATACTGTTGGATCATAAGAATCAATAACAAGTTCGCTAAACTTCTTAAATCCTGCAGTATGGTTAAGATTACTTACAATCGGATTCCATTTTTCAAAACTAATAGAAGATCTAACAGAATACGAGAAATATTGATAGTAATCATTATCATGCATTCTTTGGAAGAACTGGTTTAATTTGCCAGTATCTTTTAACCAACCTTTTCTAGTAATACTATTTGATCCAATCTTATATTTGGAACTAATACCATCAACAGAAGATATCAAACCTTTATTCTGAGATGATTGACCAATAATCAAATCATCTTGAGAGAATGGAATTTTAGATCTTACTCTAAGGTACTCATTTCTTAAATCATAAGATTGAACAACACCAACATTATCGTCTTGAGCAATAATAACCTCACCTGCTCTAAATGAATCTTTTTCCAATTCAATATCGAATTGTGGGAAGTAAGATTCTGGTGTTACAGTACCAAAAGAATCAAAACTATCAAAATTACCTGGTTGTTCTCCAGACTTTAAATTATCTGCTAAATTATAAGTAATTGTTGGATTATCTCCAGTAAGATCAGGGTCTACAGCTGTCAAAGTGAATAAAGTATATCCATAATCTGCAGAGTTGAACCCTTTAGGATTAGATACTGTTGTATCCGTGTTAGTGTTCTCAACAATTACTTTATCACCAACTCTAAACGGATAGTCTTCAGAACTATTGAAAGTAACAGCAAATCCAATGACTACATCTTTTGTATTGCTGTCAAAATCAATACTTTGAATTCTAACTCCATTTGGATTATTAATCGGAAGAATTTTTGGAGTTACATTGTAAAGACCTGTAGTATTTCTTACAATTGTTACTTCAGTATCTCCAATATTATAATCAAGAGAAACTTCTGAGTTGACTCTTCCAGTAAATCCATCAAGAACTACTAGTTGTGGAGGAATAAAGTAATTTACACCAGGATTTGCAATCTTAATAGATTGGAACTTGGATAGAGGTTCAATCTTGTAAGTATATGGGAATTGTGCAATAGGACGAAGAGTTTTATCTGGTGGATAGTCAAATCCAATGTCAGTAAGAACAACAGAGTCTGCTTTACCTATACGTGTGCTTGATGGTAAGAAAATTGCACCAGTTCCACCAGCACTAACAATTTTACTAACATTAGGAAGTGACCTGTAACCACGTCCAGCAGAGTCCAATTGAACTCTATCAACAGGTCCAATAGCAGTCAAAGAAGTGGTAGAATACTTCAGAGTTGCTTCATTATCTGGATAGAATTCTCTTTCTGGAGTTTCTCTAAGTGTATAATTAAAACCTGTAGAAGTAACACCAGTGATACGAGTAGTTAAATTGTAACCACTATCGATAATTGATAATTTATTTGAGTTTCTAATATTAAATCTATCATTAATGATGCCCAACTTATCAATAGAAGCGCCATTATACTCAATGGGAACTAAATTATAGAACAGATTATTAGGAACACTATCTTCAATAATCAACTCTAATTTTGCATTAGGTTCTCCAATAACACCTGATGTTTTTACACTAAATGCATTGGTCTCTGGTGCATCATCTCCAAGGAAGTCAAATTCTGCCTGTTCTCTCTCTGCAAAGAAAAATTCATCAGTGAGTTCTTCGTCAGTGTACAGGAAGAAATTGAATGCTGGCAATGAGTTAGCAGTAAGTGTTTGATCTGATAGATCAAATACAATAGTAGAGTCTCTAACTCCTGTTATTTCTGGATTTACAGAACTTAGTTTACCAAAAGATTGGGTTTCAATATTAATAATCTCAACATTCTCATTAGATGAGATTACTTCATAGTAATAGTTTGACAGAGAAATAGTGTCATCATCAAGTTTGATTACATAATAAATTGCAGAGTTTGTTAGACCTACTGGAACGGAAGATGAGTTAAAAATAACCTTCTCACCATTTCTAAATCCATGGTTGGGAATAGTAATACTATTTCTATTAATGTCAACGGCAGAATCAATAAATTCTCTGGGATTGACAAGCATACGACGATTAACATCATCATATGTAATTTTGATAGATGTTTGAATACCAGAAACTACATTGATAGAAACTCGATCACCATCAGATAAATCATGTGCTACTTTAGTTGTAACAGTTGCTGTCTTTTTGTAAACATCACCTACAATAGTTAATTCATTATTTGTTTTGAAACTATGAATTTCACCACCACCATAATTACTAAGAGAGAACAGTTTTAACGGTTCTGTTCCAACACCAACAAATCCTCCAGTAGATCCAACACCAACTTTCATGGTAGATATACCAATGAAGTCCGCATCATACGCTGCAATGTAGAGTTTGTCGTCGTTTTCTAATGGGAAAGTAGTTGCAGCAATACTTACACTAACTCCAGTTCCACCAGCACCTACATTGTAAGTAAGCAAATCATTGGTTTGGAATCCATGATCTGGAAGGAAGAATGTATTTAATCTTGGTGAGATGATAGATTCTTGTGACAATCCTGGGTTGCTGATATAGAGAAGTCCAGACTTATTCTGATTTCTAGTTAAAGCAGAACCTTGAGTACTATAATAAGTACTTCTAAGAACACCTTGCTCTACTTGAGCACCCCAAACGTATATCGTTGATGTAACATTTGTTACAAGACCCTGAGATCCAAAAGTACCAATCTTAAATCTGTGCTGACCAGCACTTGTAAATGCTTGGAATGAGAACCTCTGCCATTTCTTCGTTAGAGTAACTTTTGAGTTGTGGTACGTAAGACCATCCTCAAGTATCAAATAAACTTCCTCTCCTCCAATATCACCTTTTAAGAATACAGATGCAACATAATCATCAGCAGCAAGACCTACAGATTCATACTGAAGACCAAATGCATCAGAACTACCAGTAGTTGCACCAAAAGCAACTTTAGCTGCTTCTGTTGTTCCATCTGGAGCAGTAGAATCATAGTAATTGATAGTTCCTGTACCAATACCTGCAGTGTAGTAATTCCACTGAGTACTAATACCACTGGGAACAGGATCAGAATAAAGAAGAAGGTTTTCTGCAGAGATAATGACTGATTCTCTTGGATCAAAATAGTATGTTTTGTCTAAACGATACTCTGTAGATGTAGAGAATCCAGTATTTACGGTTAACTTTCTAGTTTGCTCAACAACTTCAGCACCACTTGTATGAATGCTGCTAGTTCCGTTAATTGATCGCTGAACTCTTATTCTTCCATCATTTTGGAAAACATTCAGAACTTTAACTAATTCCGAACCAACTTCATATATGTCATTATTGGATAGTGTTGGGAAAGACATATTACCCGACACATTAAAGAAGGTGACGATACCAGTAGCAGCTGCATCACCAACACTATTTGTCAATACTAGTGTATTAGTAGTAACTCCAATTGGATAAGAACTACTAAATTGAGTTGATAAAATATTGAGGTTTTGAATAGCGACTATATCGCCATCTTTATAACCATGTGCAGTGCTTCCAAATCCAACATATCTACCATCTTGTTTAAATGGAGTAAACTGAACATTGTTTAAGACAAATTCATTATATTGAATGTTATCGACAGACTTTCCTCCAAGTTCAGTAATTCTTGCATACGCACCAGATCCACCACTGCCTTGGTTATCAAAGAAGATTTGGTCAGCAAGAGAATAGTTATCTCCAGGAGACACAATATTCAATTTGCTCAGTTCTCCTGGACTGGTAGTCTCAATTTCAGTGAATCCTTCAGAGAAATCATCTGGTTGTAAGAATCCAGAATACTTGGTGTAGTTATTGAGGAGACCTAAATGACCAGTATATCTAACCCAACCACTTTCGTTAACATTATAGAATAATGTATTTGATAATCTTTCAAAATTGTAACTAATTGGTTTTGATTTGTATGAGTCCCCAATAATATATGGGAATAGTGGTTTTCTATATCCATTCAGAGGACCACTAGATTCTGGTGTTGAGTTAATTGTTGCAAAGTAAGCATATATGCCATCTGGGAACTCTGGAGTCTTACAATATCTTCCATTATGAATATCTAAGTCTCCATCACCAACATATACAAAATCTTCTCGGAAAATTCCTGCTGGGAACTGTGCAGTTCCTGGTCTATTTGGTTGAAGTTGAAGACTGTAACTAGTCTGTAAACGCTTTACTGCACCACCCTCTTTATCTGCATATCCATATGGACCATAAATCGGATGACCATCATATGCCCAACCAATAATTGGAGAGTGATATAAGACAGAATTGGTGTCATTTTCAATATCATCTCTGTAGATAGTATTTCCATCAATATCAATTGATGTTGCAAGAACCTTACGTCTGAATTCTCTACCAGCATATCCATGAACATACTGAAGACCTTTTTCTGCACTCAGAGCTGATGTAATAATTCCATCATCAGGATTTAATTTTTCTGATTGAATAATTTTTTCAATATAATTAACAGACCATGATGTAATATTTGCTCTAAATTGTGCTCCAGATCCTGTTGGAACAACTTGTAAAACAGTATCTACCTGTTTATATCCAAATCCACCATCAATAATTCTAACTTCTTGTATAACTCCATTTTCAATGATAGGTGTTAAGATTGCACCATCACCAGATCCAATAGTTCTAATTTCTGGTGGAGAATTATATCCAGAACCACCAAAATTAACAATAACACCAATAATTCTTCCTGCAGAAGATACAATTACACTTAATTGTGCTCCACTACCACTAGATAATGTAATATTTGGTTGTCTGTTGTAATTCAATACATTTTCATCGCCATATCCATTACCAGGTTTCTTAACAGATACTGAGGTAATATCTCCAGTAAATACAGGTTCAATTTTTGCAAAAAAGTCTTGACCAGTTGTTGTTGTGATTCCAATAGGTGCTTCAAGAGAGACTGTGATTGGTCTATACTTGATATCATGAATACCTGTTCCACCATCAGTGAAATCAATAAATCTTCTATTAATATAATTGTAGTCTGAAGGTAATGTGCTACCAACACCTACGGGTCTGTACTCTGCGACTCTAAAAGAATCCTTGTCAACAACACTTACATAATATTCTGATGTAGAATTGAGACCTACAGGTAAAGTTCCCTCACTATTAAATCTAATTATTTCTCTATTGTTATATCCATGATTTGGATAATCAATCTTGTTATCATAGATGTTTACATGCTCTTCTTCAAAGAATAATGTTTTGTTTGTATATCCTTCTCCTGGATTTACAATTTCAACAGAACTAATAACATTTTTCTTATTGAATGCAATTATTTTTTGAAGACCATCTCCATAAGACGTAAAATTAACGGTATTTAAACCAACAATAGCATCATCTAAAGTATTGTGGAGTTTAATTGTAGTTGAATCAATTGTTTTAACAAAGTAAATGTTATCATCAACTAATCCACCAATAGCATCTTGATCTTGTCGAGAATATAGAACTTTTTCTAAATCACGCAATCTATGATCAGTGGAAAAACCAATAGTATTATTGGCAAGGTTCAAATTATCATATAAACTACCAGCATTAAATGATACTGAGTGTATTACTTTTGAAACATTACATTTTGCCTCTGCAGAGTTGCCATTACCGCCAGATATAGTAACTTTTGGTTCCTCAACGTAATCAAAACCCTTATCGAGGATATTGATTCTACTTAAAGACCCTACAACGTTGACAACTGCTTCAGCACCTGATCCAAATGTTGTATTACCACTACCAACATTGTCATCAATAGTAATAATTGGTGGATTGATCACATCATAATTACTATCTCCTGGTGCAGATACATCAATGGATTTAATTGGACCGTAATAAAGAGTATCAGATGATTTATAATTAACAATTTCAACACCATTTATGAACATTCCAACATTTCCTGGAACTGTTACTGCCTCTTCTGGGTCATCAGCAGGTTTTGGTGGAGAGAACTTTCTGATAACATCTTGTGGTTGAAGAGATTTACCTTGGAATCTTAGTAACTCAAATTTATTGTTGAAAACCGTTCCAAAAACTTTAACGAAAATTCCACTTCTAATATTCGATCTAGATGTTGCCAATCTGATTGTTGAGGAATTTACTTTAAATACAAAATACTGTCCCTCAATAATATCCAATCCAATATTGTTATTATATGAATAATTGATTGCATCTCCTGTGGTAAATGCATTTCCACCAATGTTGATGTCTTCACCATCAAATTGACCACTAAAGGTAACAGATAAATCTTCTACAGTAATTGGTGTATTGTAGTAATCTGGTAAAGAAGAAGCTACAACATAAGTATCTTCATCATCAACATATACATTCTGCACATTGGCAGACATGATATTCAATTGTGGGTTACTTATAGATTCAGTTTTAGATACACCCTTTCTAATAACATACTTTACTTGAGTTGTATTGATAACTGTAGTTAAGTTTATATCAAACTCATACTTATCAGAAACTGCAATCACAAAGATGTCATACTGGTTGCCGTCAGTGCCAGTAACAGTTCCAATATCACCTAAAGTAAAGATATGTGGATCAAATGTCCTAACTCTATACTGAGCAGCACCATTTAACTTAAGTGCAACCTGTGTCAGTTCAGCAATCTCATATTCTGGAGTAGAGTTAATAATCCAACTCTTTGTTCTATAATCATCACTGTCTGTTCCTAAAGAAACAATCTCAATTTGATCTCCTGATTGATAATAGTATGAATCCTCTCTCTTAAATTCAAGATCACCAAGAACTCCAGTGACTTTTACTCTAATCTCGTCACCATCAACAGTGGCGTAAGCGTAGTCTGGAGTTGTAATATTTTGATTGAGACTCAGTGCAACTGGAGAAGATAATCCAAAGAATTGAGTAGAACTTTTAGATTCATACTCAATTTGATATTCTACCTCATTATCAAAGATAACAAGAGTTCCTTCATTATCAAAACTAAGAGTTGAATCTACGTCAATATAAGTTTGACCAATAGAAACTGGATTTGTTACTCTTGTTTTTGGGTGTACTGTAAATACAAAAGTCTCTAATTCTGGGTTATAATCTAAACTAAGTCTGTAATATTCTTCACCATCTCTAAAAATCTTCTCAACGTCGGTAATTGTACCCGCTGCTTTTTGAATTTTATCAGTTGGATCTTGATAAAGAGTTCTGTTTACTAATTCTTCTGGATCACCGATAAGTCTCTCTACAACCAGGTCTCTGGTGATTCTGTAATCAGCATCAGATGGTTGAATAAGGAAGTCTCTAGGTTTGATAACGTCAACATCAACGCCATATAATAACTTAAATAAAACTTCAAACGAAGAGTTTGCACCTTTTGCTGAGTAAAAGTCCTTTAACCTTGCAACAGCAACTTTTTCATTAATTGATTCAAAGAACTGAAGGTCATCAAATCCAGGAGCATACTGTCGCTTATACTTTCGGTATAACTCTGTTAAAAATAATGCATTCAAATTGAATACATCTACACCACTACTATGAATACCAACTAAACTCTTCTCAAACTCGGGAGGAGTTGATTCTGATGCATAATAAGAAGTAATTCCAGAAAAACCTCTAGAACAACCATTAAAACTGGTAGGTGTCTTAGATCTATAGTGAATCAACTCACTATTGATTTTAATTAAACCATTTTTATCTGGAAATCCGTGAGTATCTGTTACTCTAACAATGTCAGTGCTATATCCAACAGATTCTGTCGAATCTGTTTTATATGTGAGTTCTGCTAACTGCTCAAGTGCAGTATAATTATCAATATTGTTGATAATATCAAGAGGACCGCCAGGATCTTCAAGAGTTCTGTAGTAATCTACTAAAAACTCAACGAATTCTGGATACTGATCTCTAACGTACTGAGGAACTTGGTCCTGAACGAGATTCTTGATTTGAACTCTATTTTGCATATCTTTATAACCTTACGTATGCGCCGTTTAAGTAGCTAGATGATACTATGTATTGAGATCCTGAGAGGTCTGCTCCAGAAGAGATAACATCAGAGACCATTGTTACTTCTGAAGTGGTTGTATCGAGTTGTAGATACAAATCTTGGAGACCAATGATGTCATTTGATCTTGGAATTATGGATACTTCCATAATATTGTCGCCAAACTTCAATTTCGATGTATTTGTAAAGTTAAGGGCATTCAACTTAATTTCACCCTTCTCATAATCAATAATTCCAACATTTTGTCTAACGATGATGGGTTGTGAAGAAGCATTTAATTTAAATGCAAATACATTTCCAGTCATTCCATCTGAATTCGGAATATCACTAAAGTAAACTGTTCCAGTTATACCTTGAATTTGAACTCCGCTAGTTTTGAAGTTGTATCCACTTTGGTTCTTAATGTGTATTTTGTTGCCGAAGCAAATTTCATTCTCACTAAACACATTTAATGTAAGTTTTACATCTCTTCTAATTGCAATAGACGTAATATTAGAAGTAATTGCAACAGATGTATCGTCAATCAGTTTCAAGAACTTACTATATCTAAACCTTGAACCGTATCTATTTAACTCATCAGAAGCGGCGTACTTTTCAAGATTTTTAGATACCGAAGATTTAATTCCTTCAGCGTTACCGAGGTTCTGGTTATAATAAACGTTAGTGTAGTACTCAATATACAGATATTTGAGATCGATAAATTCTGGAATAATTCCTGCTACGGCATATCTTCTCAGAAGAGTTTTAATATTATCTTTAACAATGTTAGGTAAATATGAACCATTTTGTGGTTTTACCGTTATGAAGACTTTGCCATATTTTGGTGGACTTAATTCTTCTCCACCAAACACAGATACTGACTCTGCTTCTGGATATATTTGAGGAATTAGTGCTTCATAGTCATTAGCAGTAACTGCCCTGTTTTGTGATGCATATACCCTTGGTGCAAGCTTCTTAACTGACTCCACACTCTCTATAGGAGCGCCGTATGCGGTGCCCTGGATCGTCTCTACGAGGGGTGAAGTGATCTTTACGGGTGATCCATTGTTATCGATAAATCTACCCGTAAATGAGAACTTATTGATACCGTTAGCACGCTCACCATTAGTAACGATGTAGGTTACAATGATGTAATTTCCATTTTTGAGTTTACTACCAAAACTACCATCACCAAAGATCAATTCATACCTAGAATCAGCAATTTCATTGATGAAGAAGACATCATCTGTCGATTTTGTAGTTGTTAAATTATCAGACTTCTTGTAAACTCTAGTTACGTTGCTATTTCTACTCTCTCGTACTTCAACTCGAATCAATTCAGTATCAATTCGCGGATTTTGAAGAATAAACTTCTGATTTTTATTATTTGCATCTACTGTAAAGGTGTTTTGAACGTATGCACCTTCATAAATGGTAACTTCATCAAAAATAGCAGTATCAGAACTTACAGGAACAGTAATATCTTCTGGAATAGTGAACACATAGTTCTTTCCAGAGTAATTTACTGAAGAAGTTGCAACAATACCTTTCTTAAGAGTTACCGATACTGGATTTGTGGTAAAACTAGTGAGATCAAGATAAAAACTGATTACTGCTCTTGCAGAAGTAACCGATCTGGGGATATATCCAAGATTCCTTGCTAGAGACACTACGTTCTCTCTTAAGGTTGCTCCATCAAGGAACACCTCATTGGTTAGCATATTAGCGTTGTAGGAACTAATATACGTGTTATATGCCAAAGTGTCTAACAACACAGTAAAGTTAGACCCCTCAAAGTCATAGTCAGTAAAAGTACCATCCGCTCTCAGGTAACTTTTTATTGACTCTTTGATTTCTTCAAAATCTAGAGATGAGACGTTGACTAGTGACATTTATCGTGTTGGTAGTAATACGAACTGTAACTGCTGTGCTGTCGCATCAATTCCTATAATGAGATACTTAATGGTAACGTCCATTAATCCTTCATCATAGTTTGGAATTACAACTACCTCCGTCAAATCCACTCTCGGTTCATTTACTCTAATAACCGATTCAATTTCATCCTTTAATGTTCTTGCAGTAAAGAAGTCAATGTTCTCAAATAACAGTCTATTGACAGCACACCCAAAATCTGGGTCAAAAAACTTCTCTCCCTGTATAGTAAGCACAAGATTTTGTACTGCACGGGATATAGCATACTCATTTTGTAAAGTAATTAAGTCTCTCGTCAAAGGATTTCTCTTCAACGTGAGACTTATATCTTTAAATCTGCGACTAATGCGCTCTAATGGCATGATATTTAGGGAAAAGCATACTTTTCAGTTATTTAGTACACTTTTACTCGACTTCAGTCCTCTAAACGCTCCAGATAATCGGTCTCTGGAGCATAAAGTTCTTCTTTTTCCTTCGCACGGCGTCTTCTTGCCGCCATATCAAGGTATTTGTCACTGTCAACTTCAGTAATTAGGGTCATTCCCTCTTCAATAAAGAATTCTCCCTTATCGACCTTGTGATAATTGCCCATTTTTTGCTCCGTAAGTTGAATTTTGGAACTTTTAGAGGGGTTACTATCCCTATTGTGGATCCGAATATCGTCCATCTTGCGATTTGTACATATTTTCGGGTTTTTCTTGCTCTTGTTCACGCTCTTTTGCGGTTTTCCAGAAGTATTCGTCCTCTCTACCCATGCCAAGACGCTCAAAACCGTTCTCAACCGAGTAAAATTCTGTAGAAACCTTGAAATCTGGCATTTTTGGTTCAACAGGAGTCAAACTATTGTCAAAAATACGCATTCTATTGTTTGGATAGAGTGCATA